GGAGGGCTACGACGACGGCGCCATTCGGTCGGTGCTGGACGAGTACGGCCGCGGCGGCCTGGTGAGCTGGCTGATGATGGACGACGCCCAGCGCCTGCAGGTGCAGGGGAAATCGATCTCGGCGGCAATGAGCGACATCGAGAAGCCGATCGACGCGCTCCAGTTCTGGGGCAACGTCCAGGGCAAGATGCTGATCGAGTGGGGGATGGACGAGGCGCAGGTGCCCGACCCGCTCGCCGAGTACGCCTGCGAAGTGTGGGTGGTTGGCCGCTGGGTGATCAAGGCGGTGCTGAATGCCAACCCGTTCGGCTCGAAGCCCTACTACAAGACCTCCTACGAATGCGTGCCCGGGAGCTTCGTCGGCAACGGCGTCTCCGACCTGGTTCGCGACTGCCAGCGCATGTGCAACGCCGCGGCGCGAGCCCTGCACAACAACCTCGGGATCGCTTCCGGACCGCAGGCAGTGGTGATCGCCGACCGCGTTGCGCAGGGCGAGGACGTCACCGAGATGTTCCCCTGGAAGATCTGGCAGATGACCTCTGACCAGTACGGCAACGGCACGCAGAAGCCCATTGAGTTCTTCATGCCGCCGTCGATCGCCCAGGAGCTGATGGGTGTCTATGAGAAGTTCTCGGTGCAGGCCGACGAGTACTCCGGTGTGCCGCGATACATGACCGGCGATGCGCCGGCGGGCGGCGCGGGGCGGACGGCTTCTGGTATGAACATGTTGATGTCGAATGCCGGTAAAAACATAAAGCAAGTCATTGGCAACATCGATATGGACGTGACTAGACCTCTAATCGAGAGGCTCTACACGTTCAACATGAAATATTCCGAGGACCCGGACCTGAAGGGCGATGTGCGTGTCGTCGCGCGCGGGGTCAATGTCCTGGTGGCCAAAGAAGCCGCCCAGGTGCGGCTGAATGAGATCCTCAACATCATCGCCACGAACCCAGTCTTTGTGCAGATTGTCGGTGAGGAAGCGATCGCCGACATGCTCCGCGAGGTGTGCAAGCCCCTCAACATGGACATAGTTCCCCCCAAGGAAGTCATCCGCGCTCGAATGCTGCAGCAACAGCAGATGCAGATGATGGCAGCCATGAACGGTGTTGTACCAGGCGCCCCTGCCGGCCGCGGCCCGCGGGTTATGCCGAATACGCAGCAGCTTCAAGATGGGTCCCCGAAGACGACCCACTTTACGCCGGCGAGGCACTGACGTGAAAAAGACACCAGCCGAACCTACCCACCTTCTCAGCGAGTAAAGGAGCTGTTGACATGAAAGCATCGAACTTCAAGGACGTGAAAAAGGGCGGCCGCATCGCGCAGAAGACGGCCGGCACTTCGCCGTCGGGTCGTCCCGCCGCGAACATGGGCGGTGGTGGGCGTGGCGAGTTTGCCGTGCAGACCGCGGGTACTGTTGCCGGCGGCCTGTCGAAGGCCCCCGAGACCGGCTACCGCCAGGAGAGCGCGAAGTAAGTGACGCTCGACGATCTTCGACGCGCGTTGCCGTATGCCGGCGCGAAAGCGCAGGTGTTCCTCGACCCGCTGAACAAGGCGATGGAGGAGTATGGGATCAACACCAGTCCGCGGCGAGCGATGTTCCTCGCCCAGGTCGCTCATGAGTCGGGGAGCCTCCATTTCACGCGCGAGATTGCGTCGGGTGAGGCCTACGAGGGCAGACGCGATCTGGGGAACACCCAGCCCGGCGATGGGACTCGGTACCGTGGGCGCGGCCTTATTCAGATTACTGGCCGCGCCAATTACGGCGCTTGTGGTGCTGCTCTCGGGCGTGACTTTCTTGGCAGCCCTGAGCTTCTTGAACTTCCTTACGACGCTGCCCGATCCGCTGGATGGTTCTGGCGACTGCACGGATGCAACGAGCTCGCCGACCGAGGGGACTTCGATGGGGTCTCCGACGTGATCAACCGCGGCCGCAAGACTCTTGCCGTTGGCGACTCGATCGGGTGGAAGGACCGCGTTGCGATGCTCGACCTCACCAAGGCTGTTTTCCCTCTCCAGGAGGCATGATGAACCTGTTGCTCGGACCTCTCGTCGGACTGCTGCTTCGCCACGCGATCGGCGGTCTCGGAACCTGGTTGATCGCCCAGCACGTACCCCAGGAGTGGGTCGACGCGCTGATGAATTTCATCAACGTGCTCCCCCCCGCGGCGCAGCTTACGGCGGCGGTAGTTGCAGTGGGCGGTGTCGTAGGGTGGTCGGCGTTTCAGAAGTGGCGCTCGGGCGCGTTGAAAAAGCCTTCCGAGTGACGTGCAACAAAAGCGTTGACGCCACACCTGCATACAGGTAAACACGCACGCATGACAAACGGACGGGAACTTGAAGCGGTACTCGAAAGCGCGCTCCGGCTGCGCAACGACCCCGCGTTCCTGCCGTTCATCAACTACCTGAAGACCAGGCGTGAGGCCGCGCGAGACCGCGCAGAGACCGCACTCGATGAGGCAGAGGTTCGCCGCTGCCAGGGCCGCGGCCAGGAACTCAGGGATGTACTGAACTTGATCGAGGAGGCTCCGAGCCGCCTCGAGAAGGTCCGGGGAAAGTGATGACCCCGGTTTTTCAACCACGAGTAGCAGCCCGTGAGCTGTGGCTGGCACCCCTGTCCAAGGAGCCGGTTACGGAGTCGGAGCGAAAGGAATCACGATGACCGCGACATTACCGAAGCAGATCCAGTCACAACTCGAGGAAGCGGAGCGAATCGAAGCAGGCATGCAGGTGGCACCCCCGTCGGAACCGACGGAGCCGAGCACGCCCAGCACCACACCGACTCCTACCGAGCCCGTGGCCGTGACTCCGGTGTCGCAGCCGCCAGCGCCCCAGGCACCCAGCCGAGAGGACGACGCGGCCTACTGGAAGCAGCGTTTCCAGACCCTTGACGGGATGTATCGAGCCGATGTCGGAAACCTCCGGCAACAGCTTGGCAGCCTGCAGGGGCAGATGGAAACCCTCGCGCGCCAGAAGGCAGCCGAGCCCCCGAAGCCCGCCCAGCCGCTGGTCACCCCCGACGAAGTCGAGAAATTCGGCGACGACATGGTGAGCATGGTGCGGCGCGCCGCGCAGGAAGTTCTGCGCGATCACGTCAAACCCATGCTGGATCGCTTGGCTGCCCTCGAGCAGATCGCGCAGAAGGTGACTCCCCAGTTGGAGCGCGTTCAGCAGGTCGAACAACAGGTGCAGCGAACGCAAGCAGACTCGTTCTATGCGCAGATCACCGCCGCGGTGCCTGCCTGGCAGCAGATCAACGTGGAACCGGCCTTTGTCCAATGGCTGGCTCAACACGATCCGATTGCCGGCAAGTCCCGCCAGGACTGCCTGAACGAAGCGGCCGCGGTTTTCGACGCGGAGCGCGCTGTTGCGTTCTTCAAGCTGTTCGTGGAGCAGTCCGGGTGGAAGCCCGCCGCTGCAGCCGCCGCCAGTGCCCGGTCCGAGCTCGAGCGTCAAGTGGCGCCGAATCGATCCTCCGCTTCAACTCCCCAGGCTCCCGCGGCCAAGACCTACACCGCGGCGGACTATGCGTACTGGACGGACCACCGACGTGTCCATGACACCGAGGGTCCCAAGCTGGCGCAGATGCTCGCCGAGATGGAGGCAGCCGTAGCCGACGGGCGCGTGAAGTGGTGATCTGAGCCGGCGCCATGTGTTGACAGGCAAACATCTCATTCTTTTCGAGGACTGACACATGGCAACCATTACCGCAGGAGCAACCATTCCGGTCTCGGCGCCGTTCAATACGTCGCCGGCGTACTCGGGTTCGTTCATTCCGACCCTCTGGTCGGCCAAGCTCAACGCCAAGTTCTACGCCGCCACGGTGTTCGGCGAGATCGCCAACACCAACTGGGAAGGCGAGATCAAGGGGATGGGCGACAAAGTCGTCATCAACAACATCCCGGACATCACGATCTCGACGTACCAGCCGGGCCAGGGCCTGTCCTACCAGGTGCCGACTCCGAGCACCATCGAGCTGCAGATCGACAAGGGCCGCTACTTCGCCTTCCAGGTCAATGACCTGCTGGTGATGCAGGCGCAGCCCAAGCTGATGGACATGTTCAGCAACGACGCGTCCATGCAGATGAAGATCCAGATCGACTCGAACGTGATCTACAACACGTTCGGCAGCGGCTCGAGCTCCAACAAGGGCGCGACCGCCGGCGCGAAGTCGGGTTCGTACAACCTGGGGACGGAGGGTTCGCCCTACCAGTTCAACTCCAGCTCGAGCTCGGCGATCAGCCTCATCACCTCCCTGGCGGCGGTGCTGGACGAGCAGAACGTGCCGGAGACGGACCGCTTCCTGCTCATCTCGCCGGCCGATCGCCAGGCGCTGATGAACTCCAACCTCCAGCAGGCGTACCTGACCGGCGACAGCCAGTCGATTCTCCGGAACGGCAAGATCGGCATGCTCGACCGCTTCACGGTCTACGTGTCGAACCAGCTGCCCTGGATCTCGGCAAGCGGCACGACCTGGCACCCGGGCGCCGGCGACTCCACCGAGTCTTCCCTGACCTCCGCGACGACCAACGCCAACAAGCGTCGGGCGATCATCGCCGGCCACAAGTCGGCGATCACCTTCGCGAGCCAGATGACGAAGATGGAGACCGTCCGCAACCCGGTGGACTTCGGTGACTTCGTGCGCGGCGTGAACGTGTACGGCTTCAAGGTCGCGAAGCCGGAAGCGCTCGCTCTGTCGGTCGTCTACTAACCGACACCTGCTTACACGTCAGCAAAGGAGAACTGAACATGCTGCTCAAAGACTTTCACAACGTCCCTGGCGCGCCGGCAACGGCAATTGCCTGCGCGGGCTCGACCGTCGCGGACGGCACCGCGATTCCGGCCAACGCCACGTTCCAGGAAGTGACCGGTGCCGACGGCACGAAGGGTGTGGTTCTGCCCTCCGGCTGCGACGCGGGCCACACCGTGATCGTGTACTCGAGCGCCGCGACGAACGCGCTGAAGATCTACTCCGCTTCCGGCGGCAAGATCAACAACGGTTCGGCCGACGCCGCGTTCTCGGCCACGGCGCGCAAGCCCGTGCTGCTGAAGCTGCTCGATGCGACTTCTGGCGCCAACGCCTGGGTCGCGCTGCTCGGCGGCTAAACGAGGGAAGGGGGCCTACGGGCCCCCTTTTCTAAAAACAAACAGGAGATCCCATGCCGTCTCTCGAAACGCTGCAAAAGCGCATTCCGTCCGCCGACACCGTCGCCGGCCGCTGCATCTGCTTCCATGAAGGCAAGCATTACGACCTCGGCGCCTACGTGGGCGACGGGCAGGTGATCCTCGAAGGCGAGGGCCGCAAGCTGATCGAAGAACTCGACGCGCGCGATGCCGCCGCGGCCGAAGAGGCTGCGCAGAAGAAGGGCGGATCGAAAAAAGCCGCGAAGAGTGACCTGGACGACGTCACGATCTGATGTCCTTCACGTTCCAGAACCTGGCCGACCGTGCGCGAGTGCCGCTGAACGACAGCGACAAGGTGCGGTACCCGGATTCGGAGCTGCTCCAGTACGGGGTGGACGCGTACCTCCAGTTGTGGAGGTACCGCCCCGACTTGTTTCTCGCAAGCTATTCAGCCGTGCCGAGTTGGTCTTCACTGGCGCTTGGCAGCACGTTCCCTGTTGGTGATGACAACCTGATGCCGACCATAGCTGACTATGTCACCGCTCGCGCCGAGTCAAAGGACGACGAGAACATCCTAAAGGAGCGCGCCCAGGCGTTCTACGCGCTGTTCCGTTCAGGTATCGGCCTATGAGCAAATCCTGGAGCACCTTCTACGACTATGTGATGCCTGAACTGCAGGGCGTCACCACGGCACTAGTGGATTTTGCCGTTCGGCAGATCGTCATTGATTTCTTCGACGAGACCGGCATCTACACCGAGACCCTTAGCGACATCGCGGTGCTGAACGCCACCGCGACATATAGCTTCAGTGGCGTTCCTTCCGGTTACGACGTTGACCGAGTCACGGAGATGAAGCTAGGCCAGCGCCGGATCATCCCATCCACTCCGGATGTGCTGCGCACGATGTACCTTGACTGGCAGGCTGTGACTGGCACGCCGGCGTACTACATCCAGGAGACGCAGGACACGTTCCGTTTGGTCCCCGAGCCTGACCAGGATTTCACTGACGCGTTGTCCGTACGCGGCGTGCTGAAAGCAACTCAGAGCTCCTCGTCAATCCCGGACTGGATCTGGGAGAACTACGTTAACACCATGGCCGCAGGGGTCAAGGGGACGCTCATGACACAGGTTGCCAAGCCCTGGACCAACCTCGAGCGCGGCGCCGCGTACCTCGCGGAGTACCACAGCAAGCGCGGCCAGGTACGCATCGACCAGAACCGTTCTTTGACGCGCGCAACCATGCGCGTGCAGATGAGGAAGGTGTGACATGGCTCGCGCGATCGTAACCAACTTCGCCACGGGAACGCTCTCAGGTGCCATCGGTGCGGCGACGGCGTCCATCGTCCTTAACGCAGGGCAGGGCGCGCTGTTTCCGTCGATTTCGGGAAGTGACTATTTCTACTGTGTACTGAACGACGCCTCGAACAATACGGAGATCGTCAAGGTCACCGCGCGCAGCTCCGACACGTTCACCGTCGTGCGGGGTCAGGATGGAACAACCGGTCGATCGTGGGCTTCCGGCGATCGATTTGAGCTGCGGCCAACTGCGGCGCTGTTCGATGACAAGGCATCGCTGAATGGAACGGAGACGCTAACCAACAAAACGCTGACGTCTCCGACGCTCACTACGCCAGCGCTGGGTACGGCGGCATCCGGTGACTTGTCAGCCTGCACGCTTGGTGCGTCGAAGGGTGCGTCGCTGGTGCTCATCCAGCGGCAAACGGCGAGCGCGTCTTCGTCTATTGATTTCACCACGGGCATTGACTCGACGTACGACGAATACTTGTTCGTGTTCACCAACATCATCCCGGCAACGGATGGCGCGTCATTCGCTAACAGGTTCTCTATTGACGGTGGTGCAACATACAAGGCAGGCGCGTCGGATTACCAATACGCGGCGGCGGTTCTGCGTTATGACCCGCTGGTAATCAACACCGGAAGCGCTGGAGACAGTTTTAACTATCTTAGCTACTCCGTTTCCAACTCTGCGGCAAACGGGGGTGTGAGCGGGGAGATGCGTCTTTATGTTCCGGGGGATTCCAACGGAAAGAAAGTATTCACCTATCACTCTGGCGGAACCTACGGCTCGGGTTTCTGGAACATGAACGGCAGCGGCAGATTCATTAACAGCAACAGTCCGGTTAACGCCGTTCGATTCCTAATGAGCGGCGGCAACATCACCAGCGGTTCAATCGCTCTCTACGGAGTTAAGAAGGCATGACCGAGCAACTAACCGACGAGCAGCGCGCAGCCTACGAAGCCGAGCAGGAGCGCATCAAACAACTGCCGCACCGGATGGTGAACGGCAAAGCGCTGCTGCTCACCGAGCAAGAGATCGCCGAGCGCGCAGCAGAAGAAGCTGTGTGGGCGGCCGGAACTCTCGACCGGCAGATCAAGGAATTTGAGCAGTTTGTTCAGGCGCGTCTTGACGCGGCTGCTCGCGCCAAGGGCTACGACGACATCCACTCCGCTGCGCTACGCGCCGGGTATCTGGGACCGTTTCATGGCGAAGGTGTGGCGTTCGCGGCCTGGATGGACCAGACCTGGGAAGCCTGCTACGCCGTTCTTGCCGCCGTGCAGGTGGGGTCGCGCGCAGTTCCGACTTGGGAGCAGCTGGAAGCTGAGCTGCCGTCTGCTCCAACCTTGTAGGGAGCGCGATGACCACCGTCCGCCTCGAGAACTTTACTGGTGCCTACCCGCGGGTAGACAAGCGCCTGCTGAAGGACGGGGCGGCACAATCCGCACAAAACCTTTTCCTCACCTCCGGCCGGCTTGACCCCGTCTACGCCAGTACCGTTTCGGCTACGACCCGGTCAGGAACGATTGCGTCGGTCTACCGCATGTACTCGGGGACGACCGATTACTGGCTCAACTGGACGCAGGATGTTGACGTAGCCCGCTCGCCTATCGCTGGCGACACTTCGTTCAGGGCCTACTTCACGTCGTCCTCGTTCGAGCCTCGGGTGACCAACCTGGTACTGGCGACCTCATCTGCACCGTACCCGACCGCCTGGTACGTGCTTGGGGTGACCCCACCGACAACCACGCCCATAATCGCCGCGGTGGGTGGAGCTGCTTCAAACGTCTCCCGAGCCTACGTCTACACGTTTGTCACGCAGTGGGGCGAGGAGTCAGCGCCTTCGCCGGCTTCGGCTGTCACGACTGCTCACAGCGACGCAACCTGGACAGTGACCTGCAGCGACGTAGCCCCGGTCAATACTTACACGGTGAGCGCGGCTGCATGGAGCGGTGGGTCGCTGACGCTGACGTGCACCAGCACCTTCGGCCTACGCGCCGGTGAGTACGTGACCCTCGCAGGTTTCGCCCCGACTTCTTTGAACGCAAGCTGGCAAGTGGCGTCGGTTACTGATACGACGCACTTCAAGATCACCATGGCCGATCCCGGCGTCATCACCGACGGGGTTGGGACCGCCGCGCGCGACGCGCCGCACAACACCACGAGCATGACGAAGCGGTTGTACCGCTCGGTGACGGACACGGCTGGCAACACTGATTACTATTACGTCAAGGAAGTAGCCGTTGCCACGACAGCGATTGTGGACGATGTCACCACACTTGGAGAAGCAATCCCAACGACCGGCTGGTTGATGCCGCCTGTCGACCTCCAAGGACTTCGCAGTCACCCGTCTGGAGCGCTGGTCGGGTTTTCTGGAAACACGTTCTGCATGTCGGAGCCCTACGCTCCGTACGCGTGGCAGGTTTCCAACCAGCTCGGTACAGACTCACCCGTTGTCGGGCTCGGCGTATTCGGGCAGACCACGGTAGTTTGCACGAGCGGCCGCCCATGTGTGGCGACAGGTGTTACTCCCGAGACCACGACACTCGAGAAGCTCGACTATCAGTGGCCGTGTCTAGCGAAGCGCGGGATCGTCGTGGCCAACGGCGGTGTGTACTACCCGACCTCGCTTGGGCTTGCGTTCATCGACGCCAATGGTCCACGGCTGGTGACGGAGCCATTCTACGCACAGCGCGATTGGAACCTACTCTCTCCGTCGACGTTTGTCGGCGCAAGCTACGACGGTGACTATTACGCGAAGTACACGGCAAGCGGCAGCACGTATGTGCTGGTTATCTCGGACAAGAACGGCGTCAGCACGCTGAATCTGCAGCCGGACACGATCTACACCGACCCGGGTACGGGCAGCCTGTACGCTGTCTACAACCAGAACATCTACCTACTCAATGGCAACACGGGGGTGTATGGCACTTTCAGTTGGCAGAGCAAAGAACTGTACTTGCCGCTGTTTGTGTCTCTCGGCGCCGCACGCATAGAGGCAGACTTCGGGGTGACCGCAGCCCAGGCAGCGGCGATAGCGGCTTACAACACGGCAGTGACTGCCTCCAACGCTTTAATGATTTCCAGCGGGCTAACCGGCGGGCCTATTGGTGCGGCGTACGTGGGTCTTTACGCAGTAGCGGGTTCTGCGCTTCAGAGCCAGATCTCCAGCAACCGCACGCTTACGTTCACGCTGTACGTTGACCAGGCGGTGTACTACTCGCGCACGGTGACGTCCAATTCGAATTTTCGCCTGCCGTCCGGGAAGAAGTACAACAACTTCTCTATTTCCGTTGCCGGCAACGCTCCGGTCGAAGCGATTGTGGTCGCTGACACAATGGAAGGGTTGAAAGTCGTATGAGCAAACGCGCCATCCCCAGCATCCCGGCGGACATTCCAGCTCGGAACGTGCTCGAGGCGCTGAAGGAAAACGTCGAGGCCCTGGAGGGGCGCCGCGGCGGCAAGATCGATCTCCTGACGGGGGCAGAGAACCTGAACGGGGTGATCGACAAGGTGAACGAAATTCTCAACCGCCTGCAGGAGTAGGTCATGCCCGCGATCATCGAACAGCGCAGTCCAGATGTCGACGCACCGCTTGCCCCTTCCCAGGTGGCTCCGACTGCGATCATGGTCGGGATCGCGATGCTTGGCGGCGCGCTGTCGTTCTACCGCAGCGTCAAGGCTGGAAAGGCGCGCCCGTTCAACGTGGCTGAGCTGGTGGGGGAAGTGGCGACTTCCGGGTTTTCCGGTCTCCTGGCCTGGTGGGTTTTCCAGGGGCTCAACGTCAATCCGTACTTGACGGCCGCCGGCGTGGGCGTGGTGGGGCACATGGGGAGCCGCGCGTTGTTCCTGAGCGAACAGCTCCTGGAGGGGTGGGTCAAGCAACTCCTGGAGAAGTGGGCCAGGAAAACCGGGACTTAACATGTTGACAGGTAAGCAGGTAGCGCGTATATCATGCCCATGCTGACCTACGCCGTGGAGCAGCTCCAGGAAGCCCTGCCCGAAGTGCAGGAGCTGTGGGACCTTCACTGGCGCACCACCGAGGGGTACCGCGATGAGCTGGGGTTCAACCCGGACGTCAACGCGATGCTCAGCCTCGAGGCTGCCAACATGCTCCGCGTGCTCACCGCGCGCGACGAGAACGGCCGGTTGATGGGGCACATCGGCTTCATCCTGTTCAAGAGTCGGCACACCCAGACCTATGGCGCCGGCGAGGACTTCTTCTACTTCCGCCCGGAAGCTCGCAAGGGCATGGAGGCGGTGAAGTTCCTGCGCTGGGCCCTCGAGTACCTCAAGGGTCTCGGCGTGCGCCAGGTGCTGATTTCGTCCAAGGCGTCGTACGGCATAGACCCGGTGCTGAAGCGGGTTGGCTTTGAGCCTGTGGCCACCCAGTACAACTTGATCTTCCCTGAAATCGAGGTGAACTGATGTGCTTCGATGGCGGCGGCTCGTCCGCACCTCCCCCACAACCGGACTACACGCCGATCGCTCAGTCGAACGACAAGGCTGCGCAGCTCGCCTATGACGCCGCGGACAACGATCTCGCGTTTCGGAAGCAAGTCTACGCCGAGAGCCAGCCGCGTCAGCAGCAGCTCTATGACCTCGCCAGTCAGGTAGCGAAACAGCAGCTCGGGATCTCCGACGAGAACCAGGCAATGGCGCGTGAGCAGAACCAGTATTACAAGACCACGTACCAGCCCATCGAGCGGCAGACGGTAATGGACTCGATGCAGTCTCAGTACCTGTCTTCTGATGAGCAGAGCCAGCTGCAAGCGGCACTGCGAGACGGTGACATGGCGCAAGTGAGTAACCTGTCCAAAATGGCCGCGGATCGCGCGTCCCAGGAGCAGGTTGGTGATGTCGAGGGCCTGCGGGACAAACAACTCGGGTTTGTGGATGACATGGAGGCACGACAGCGCGAGGCAATCCAGGCGCAAGTCGGGAGCGCTTTCGACGCGCAGAGTCGTCAGCTTGGGCGCATGGGCGCGGGTGACCCGAACCGCATGGGCAAGTACGCCACTGAGATTGGCAATGCCAAGGCGCTCGCGCAGGTCGGCGGGCAGAACCAGGTAGGGCTATCCGCAGAGCAGATGCGTCAAGGGATCCGACAGACTGCCGGTGAAAAGGTGGCAGGAATCAAGGCGGGGCGCTACGGCGCTGGTACGGCGCTTCGGTCCGGTGTGGCGAACTTTGGCCGGAACATGCCCAACACCGCCGGCCAGGCCTACGGCTTGGCGACCAACGCAGGCAGTTCGGCGACTGCCAACCAGAACACCGGTTTCATGTCCGGCTTGCCGTACGCGCAGTTCAACTCAGGGGCTTTCGGGACCCAGCTTGGCGCGGCAGGCATCGGTTCGCAGGCGGCTCTCGGCATGGGTGGGGTCGTCAACCAGGGCTACGCCACAGGGGTCAGCGCGGCGAACGCGGCGCGTCAGGCGGAAGGCGCAGGGTTGGCTGGCCTTGGGCAGCTCGGTGGCATGGCGCTCAGCGCTGGTGCGAGCAAGCCCTGGTGGCTGGCTGCGTAAGGAGGCACAGGCATGGGGTTCGGACTCGCAGGACTCGGATACGCGGCAGGTGGCCTGGCGACGGGCCTTTCCGCTGGCATGAAAATCGCCGCTGAGCAGGAAGACATCAAAGACAAACGCGATGAGCGCGCCCGCAAGGAGGGCCTGCGTCTAGCCGCCCAGAACACCTACGGGAACGTCGGCCAGCAGCGCGAGGATGGGTCGGTTTACTCAGACCAGGACGCCTCGAACGATTACCTGCGCCAGTCGGCGCCGTACGACAACAACCCCATCCAGTCGCGCGCGGCCGCGCAGGGCCTGAAGAAAGGCGCCATGGAGGTGAGGTCCCTGGAGCGCCAGGACGCGACCCAGCAGCGCATCGACGAGATCAACAAGCGGTTCCTGGACGCCTGGCGCAACCCGGGCAACAGCCTGGCGACGATGTACAACAGCGACGATGGTGTGTTCGGCGCCGGCGGGCACGCGGGCACGAAGGTCTACGTGCAGCCCACCGAGAAGGGCTACATGGCGCAGTTCTCCGGCCCGGAC